GCGATGACGTGCTGGTGACGCGCGACGGGTTGGTCTACGGCAACAGGTGGACTAACGCCCGCCCTGATGTAGCGGACAGCGATACAATTGCCGACCATGATGTCGAGCCTTGGCTAGAGCATTGCCGCAATCTGATCGCGGATGACAAAGAACTAGACCATATCCTTAACGCTATGGCGTTCAAGATACAAAACCCAACAGTCAAGATTAACCACGCCATCCTGATTGGCGGCGATGAAGGCGCGGGCAAGGATACTATATTCCAGCCGTTCCTGTGGGCGCTGGGCGGCAAGAACTGGCGCAACAGGTCAGTCATCGAAGCTGGCGGATTGGAAAGCCAATGGGGTTATGCGTTGGAAGCTGAAGTGGTCATCCTGAACGAGTTAAAGGAACCAGAGGCAAGAGAACGCCGGGCGATGGCTAACAAGCTGAAGCCGCTGATCGCTGCGCCACCTGAAACGTTGTCTGTCAATCGTAAGGGTATGCACCCCTATGATCTGGTCAATCGCCTGATGGTGATCGCCTACACGAACGATTCGCTGCCTATCACACTGCCTACGCAAGATCGTCGGTGGTTCTGCGTCTGGACGCACGCGCCGCGCATGACAACACCAGCAGCCGACGCGCTGTGGGGCTGGTACAAGACAGGCGGCTATGAAAAGTGCGCCGCTTGGCTGCACCAGCGCGATGTGTCATCGTTCAACCCTGCTGCTGCACCACCAGTGACCGAATGGAAGCTGAACATGGTCGAGCATGGCATGAGCGCAGCAGAAAGCTATCTGGTCGAATTGATGCGTAATCGGTCGGGTATGTTTGCGGATGGTGTCATCGGTGGGCCGTTCCATCGTCTTGGTGACATCCTTGCGCCGTTCATGCCAGCGGGTTTAAAGGTTCCGCAAGCTGCGCTGCTTCATGCGTTAAAGGAAGCGGGCTGGATTGACATGGGGCGGATCGGTTCGGTTGAACACCCCACTAAGAAGCATATCTTTGTCGCACCTGACGCGCTCCAAAGCTACAGCAAGTCCGACTTGCGCCGCATGGCGGAAAACTTGCCTTCAAGCAGCAATATGCCTACGATAGGCAGGAATTGACATCCGTGGGCGTCCGATGTTATACCAATCCGGTTGGCTATGCTCCGCTAACCCTCTTGGTGTCGCTTTGCTGACCCATTTAAGCCCCCTGCGTCCTCACTCCGCAGGGGGCTTTTCTTTTATTCATCCTTTAACGCTGCTTCTGCGTCTTCGATCAGTTCTATCGGGGGCCAGCGTAGATAGGCCACATGGTCAGCGTTTATCACGCCAAGGGATTCCAGATATTCCATTAGCCGATAGGCTAAGGTAGCTTCGGCCCGCTCGGTGTATCGGTCGGGCAGCGCGTCATCATCATCGATCATTCTGGTGTCCAATCTTTAGGGTAGGGGACAGACTTGTAACTGGTTCTGTAAAGCCTGCCGTTTTCGTCATAATGCTCGGTTACTGTCGAGCCGTCATCGTTCAGGACAACAGCAAGATCGCCAAGCAAGTGCAATGGTCGCCCTGTCTTGGGGTCGATGCGGTATTTTATTTCTTTGGTCATTTCTTTTCCTCAATCCAAAAGTGATGCACCATGTAATGCGTGGCGGTTTCGTCTGTCACCCTATCGCCTATCCCGCCGCTTGCGGTGGTCAGGTGATTGGTGAAGGTGTTGGCGTCTTTAGATGAACGAACCGCAGGGATGCGTGTCAGTTTCATATATCCATTTTGGTCGGTCATTTGCGTAACAGCCCTTCCAGTTCTCTTATGGCCCACTGTATGCCTTGGATTTCAACGCCCATGTCATGCAAGCCGTGTGCGTCCTTGGCGTGTAGAAACACTTCGGACATATCCCAACACACCCGCTCACGTTTGCGTAGTGCTTCTATGCGTTCTTTAATCATGTCATCTCATCCTTGTTATGGTGGTCAAACCATCCTTGGTTCTACAGATAAAATGCTTATGGTGGCGCTGCCCATACTGGCTAACGTTGCGACTAGTGCGCTTTGCCATGCCGGGTTTGTCTGCTGGCATGGTGGCGCTATCGCCTACAGCCATTGCGCCCATCGGGTAGAACATCGGTCGGCTCACTTGCCACCCCCTTTACTAAATACAACTAATGCGGACGGGAATGGTGCGCTGTTCTTGGCATTGCCAAACTTGAGCCGCCCACGAATAAACTCAATCTGGCCTTTCATGGCGTAGTCATGCCACCAACGGGTGTCAGTGCGTGACGGAACCAGACAAACGACTGTCGCGCCTGTTAGGTGGCTTTCATGCGCCTTGTGCATCCACAACCCTATTGTGCGTCCGTATGGCGGGTTCATCCAGCATATGCCATGCCAAGGCTGTTCCAAGCCGTTGTCAGCTTCTGTGAAGTAGCGGGCGCATTTGGCATTGGCAGCAGTAGCGCAAACGTCCAGTGTGAAGCCGTAGATTGCGTCTTGCTTATCAAAGAAGTCTTGCGGCGTTGACCATAGGTCTGTCGCGCTTGAGAAATGAACGCTCACTTGCCTTGCTCCTTTTCTTTGCGGCGTTCTGCCCATGTCTTGCCGTTTATATCCCGTAGCGGAAATGCCGACTCTGAGCTTACTCTGTAGTTGCGCCCCAATGGGGCGGCTTGTTGCGGTGTCTTGATCATTTTATAATTCCAATGTTGTTATAGGTTTGGCGCGTTTGTCGTTTAATCTTGCCAGCCAATAGGTTTGGTCTGACCCAAATGACCGTGCCGCATGGTATTTGAACAGCGCAACGGCTAGCGGGTCGTAACCCTTCCATTTATGCGTCACGATCAGGGGCGATGGCATCATGGCTTCTAGGCTGGTGCGCGTTGGGCGTTCTTTAGCCTTTGCCACAGCGTCTAGATCGCGCAACGTTAGGTTAAGGTCAAACTCGCGGTTGATGTGTTGCATAACAGCGGTTCTGTCGGTGATGTAGCCGCACAGATGCTTGATGCGCTTTTTTACTGCGTGATCCATTAGCTTCTATCCCGCTTGACGTATTTGCCAGACTTAGGGTCGCGCATCACGGCGTTGCGTTTCCAATACAGCAGTTCCTTTGTGTCGCGCACCCATGCGTTGCGGAACCAACTATATTGCCGGTGCGTGTCCCACAGGATAGCCAATGTTGCGGCTTGTGCTGCTAACAGCACGGCGATTGTCATATATTCAGGTGTCATTTCATTCATCCAATATTAGAGTTAATAGGAATAGGGCTGCGCCAGCGATTAGCGCCGTCATTCGGCTGCATCGTCGCGCAGGGCGTTATTTTCAGCGACTAGGTGGTCATATAATATTTGCAATTGCTCTAACTGCTCTTGGGCGTCCTGTATCTCGCCAAGCCTGTCTGCCAGCACAATTGCCAATTCGTCCATGCTGTCGCGGCCCTCATTGATAAGCCCGTCAGTGTCCAGCATCCGAAAATAGTTACGGTCGTATTTCATGTTATGCCCCTTGTGCTTTTGAGATAGCGCCTTTGATGATTGCGCGGATGTAATTATAAACGTCCTCTTCGTCGCCTTGCGGCGTAAGGTAATCGTCAACGTGTTCTAACGCAGCCAACAAGTCAGGCGCAGCGGCGATTAGGCGGGCATTGGCGAGGATGTCGGTGTCAGATAGCGCCTCATTCTCACAGTCAATCATGGCGATGCGGTTACCGCTACGCATGATGTCTAGGTTCTGCATTGAGATGCAGCCGTCGATTGTCCAAGTCATAGTTTATTGTCCTTTTAATGTGATGATGATTGACCATATCGCCAGCGCACCAGCGCCAGCGAATAGGGTTAGGGCGGCGATGTGCGCGATCATGCTGCGGATTCCAGCAAGCGGTCAGCGCCTACAATCGGCGCCATTGAGAATGAACCCCAAGGTTTGACCTGTTCAACATCATTCCAGACATTAATGCGTAGGCGATCACCAGCGGCGGTTACGATTGTTTTGTCAGTGCGCTTGGCAACGGTGACGCGCACAATGGTGTCATAATCCGCAACGCTGCGGGTGTAGTATGTTTTGCCTGTTTGAAACTTAATCATCTCACTCACTCCTATGTTAATGTTACGCGTATTGCTCGCCGTTCCAGCGTTGTAGCTTGGCGGGGTCGATTGTGTCGCTGTGGCTGCGCCCGGCTTCGCGGATTGCGTCCGCATCATCGACTGCGCCGATCATGATCCAGCCGTAGCGACCATTGTCATAGCGATAGCTGGTAAGGCCTTGCGCCGCGCATGGGCGGTTCCAAAAGTCGTTCATGCGATTGCACTCCTAAAGGCGTTTATAACATCTGCGCCGTTGCCAAGCGTAAACACATGAACGCGGCAATCGGTGCATCCGTGAACGTCCGTTAGCGTTGCGATGACGCGTTGCGCTTGTTCCATGCTGGCGATGCCAGCGGTTTCGGACACTAGCAGCGTTTCGTCATCGCTATGCGGTGGCTTGCCCCAAATGATATATTCTTTAGTCATGCGATATACTCCCCGCGCAGACGATTATATGTTGCGTCTGCGGATTTCTTAGTGCCGGCGGTTTCTGATGCGATAACTTTGAAATGGATGCTGCCCAAAACATCGCGGTGTGTTTCTTCCAATACGCGGACGATAAAGCCGCGCGCATTTGGATTATTGTTGAGGCGCATTACGCGGTTTGTTGTCATGTCAACCACTCCTTTTCTGTGTTGATGCCCTCTTATGTGCCCTCAAACTAATGCTGTCAACTACAAATTGTGTTGCAGATAAAATAAATCGCAAAAGTGAAAATAAACCTGTGGATAACTTATTTTGCCACCGGCTGAAAAATAGTCATGAGTTAGGCTATTGTGCGGGCGTAAACCGCCCAACTTTTGTGGCGGATTTCGGCGGGTTTGAAACCTAGTTAGGCTATCTAGGCTATTTGTTTTATAGTCATTGATGAAATGAAAAATGATATATAGAATATAACCTATATGGTTTTTCACAATTCGCGGTGACTTCAAACCCGATGACAATATAGCCTAGAACGCCTAGACTTGACGTTAACGTAAATCATTTCGTCGGCGACTTGTTATCTCATAGCCTAGATAGCCTAACTAATAATCGTTCGCATTAAGCTAGCTAGCAATGGGCCACGCACCCTAGCTTCAACTTATTACTGACATCAGTGTCAGTAACAGGGAAAGGTCAATCCTAAAGCTAGCAAGAACATAGCAAGAACGCTAATCACTGTATTACTACAGCAACACAGCTACTGCTGCCCGCCGGCTGCTGAACGCAAAATGCGTTTTGTCTTAGGGGGAGGGGGTAGGGCCGACGGTCGGGCCGTTGTCAGTGTCAGGTGTCGCAAACAATTTTTATTTTTTATAAATCTCACTGCATCAAAGCCTGTTGCGTATCTGCATCCTTTGGATTATTGTACGCCCAATGACTTTCTACTCACTGCCATTTACACCAGAGCGGGTGCAAGCCACCGAGTCGCGGCTGGAGTCTATCTATGAAGCTGCGCGCTACGGTCTTAAAGGTGACAGCCTTGCTATGGCCGCCGGCATGACCCCGCGTCAGTTCCGCGTGTTAGCCGACGCTGACCCGCTGGTGGAGATGGCTGAGATCAAAGGCCGTGCTGACGGCGAGATGACTGCGGCCAAGACCATGTACGAAGCGGCACGCGATGGCGACGCTAAGGCGGCACTCGACATATTGAAGCACAACCATGGCTGGGTAGCCAAGCAGCAGATCGACGTAAACATCGACCAACAGATAAGCATCACAGGCGCACTGGAAAAAGCACAGACGCGCGTCATCGAAGGGCTGTACACAGAACTGCCCGCAATAAAGGAAGAGACTAATGGCCAGCAGACCTCCGTCACCCGCTTACTACACACCGCTCCCGAAAGATTTGACGCCGGAAGAGATGAACGTGATCCAGTACCACAGAGACAATCTGGACAATAACACGTTTATAACAGAACCAGACGGCAGCCCGACAACATTCAGAGGCGCGGTTATGGGCGTAGATAACGGCGCTATGCTGTTCCCGCGGTACAGGGACGGCGTTATATTAGAGCCGCGGACGGCACAGCGTTTAGCCGCGCGGTCAGGAATTAAGTTTCCTGTGTACAAAGATGACAAAACGGCGCTTGCCCGTGAGCAGTTTCTGCATGAAGTCATGAAAGCTGACAGCGATGCGTATATGAAACAGAAGCCTAAACGCTAATGCAAACCACAATATACTCAGCCCAAGACGAGATGGAGTTGATGGCAAGGCTGTGGTCACCGACGCTGAAGGATGACCCGCTAGCGTTTGTACTGTACACATTCCCGTGGGGCCAAGCAGGCACGCCGCTGGAACACTTCCCCGGCCCGCGTAAATGGCAACGTCAGATACTAGCTGACTTGCGCGACCACATCAAAGAGAACAACGGTAAGGTTGACTTCAGCACTGCACGGCTGGCGATTGCGTCAGGGCGCGGTATCGGCAAGTCTGCCTTGGTCAGTTGGCTGACAATCTGGATGCTATCCAGCAGGATCGGCAGCACCACTATCGTGTCGGCAAACTCCGAGGCGCAGTTGCGGTCGGTAACATGGGCAGAAATAACTAAGTGGCTGGCGATGTCGTTGAACAGTCATTGGTTTGAGATAGCCGCCACACGCATCATGCCCGCCAAGTGGTTGACGGAACTGGTCGAGCGTGACCTCAAGAAAGGTACGCGCTACTGGTCCGTCGAAGGCCGGCTGTGGTCAGAAGAGAACCCTGACGCCTACGCGGGTGTCCACAACTTCGACGGTGTGATGTTAATATTCGACGAAGCCAGCGGTATACCCGACAGCATCTGGTCCGTATCGGATGGTTTCTTTACCGAGAATACTCCACATCGGTTCCATCTGGCGTTCTCCAACCCGCGGCGCAATACAGGCTATTTCTACGAAACGTTCCACAGCAAGCGGGCGTTCTGGTCAACACGCGTCATCGACGCCCGCGATGTCGAGGGTACAGACAAACACCTGTACCAGCGCATCATCGACGAGTACGGGCCAGACAGCTACCAAGCCAGTGTCGAAGTGTACGGTAACTTCCCCAGTGAAGGTGACGATCAGTTCATCGGCAGCAACTTGGTCGATGATGCCATGAAGCGCCCGCCTGCCAAGGACACCAGCGCGCCCATCGTCATAGGTGTGGACCCTGCACGGTTCGGGGCTGACGCTACCGTCATCGCCATACGGCAGGGTCGTGACATCCTAGAGTTACGCAGACACCGCGGTGCGGACACTATGGAAGTGGCAGGCCATGTCATCGACGCCATAGAGCAGTTCCAGCCGGCGCTGGTCTGCATCGACGAAGGTGGGCTAGGCGCAGGCGTCGTGGATAGGCTGAAGGAGCAGCGGTACAAGATACGCGGCGTGAACTTCGGCAACAAGGCTAAGAACCAGACGATGTGGGGTAACAAGCGCGCAGAGATGTGGGGCGCCATGCGTGACTGGCTCAGAACGGGCCACATACCGACAGATAGGTTCCTAAAAACGGACCTCATAAGCCCGCGCACCAAGCCTGACAGCAGGGGTACGCTGTTCTTAGAAAGCAAGAAAGATATGAAGTCACGCGGGCTGGCCTCGCCAGACGCAGCAGACGCCATAGCGGTCACGTTCGCATTTCCTGTAGCATCTACTGATCCGCGTCTGACACGCGTTGACAAGCACCGCACAAGAGGCTATTCTCCCGCAGGAATATCTACATCGTGGATGGGCAGTTAATGGCTGACAAGAAAAAATCAGTGTCGCTATCCGTTGGCAGAGGCGAGAAACTGCCTGTGTCAAAGGGTGCGGGCCTGACAGCCGCTGGCAGAGCCAAGTATAATGCTGCTACAGGTAGTAACTTAAAGGCGCCTGCGCCCAGCCCGAAGACAAAGGCTGACGCAGGACGCAAAGCGTCATTCTGCGCGCGCATGGGTGCAGTAGCTGCTAAGGCAAAAGACGGCGAACGCGCCAAAGCTAGTTTGAAAAGGTGGAAATGCCCATGAAACCCGGACTATATGCAAATATCAACGCCAAAAAAGCCCGCATAGCTGCTGGCTCAGGCGAGAAAATGCGTAAAGCAGGCGACAAAGGTGCACCTTCTGCTAAAGATTTTAAAGACAGCGCCAAAACCGCTAAAAAACCAGCCAAAAAGGGTAAGTAAATGCCAGCCAACAAATATACGCGTGAGTTGTACAAAACTGGTACTGTAGCGTCAGAGCGCGCTGCTATTGCTAACCGCGACCCAGCCCGCAAGGCTGCTGCCGAAAAGCTTTTGGCCCGCGAAGGCACAACAAGCCCCGCCGGCGGACGCGCAGTCAAGATGCCAGCTAAGGTTGCGGCACCAAAAGCGCCACAAATCATCCGCACAACGGTAAATATGAAGTCAACTCCAATGGGCAAAAAGCGTTAATTATGCCAAAAGCAAAATTTGCAAACAACGGAACGCTGGCGGCAAATTTACGTTTGAATCAAATTCGTTACGACGCGAAGAAAAAATACGGCCTTACCCTTGAAGAAGCAACTTATCTTCGTGACCAACCATGCGAGATTTGCGGGGTAAAAGCCAAAAAGATGTGCATTGACCACAAAATACCTAAAACGTATAGGGGTATTTTATGTCAGCAATGCAATACGCGGCTAGGTTGGTTAGAGAACTATTTTGAAATTATTTTGACGTACAAAGAAAAAGGCCCTCAAGATGCCCCTCTTAAAATCAGCAAGTAAAAACGCGTTCCGCAAAAACATCAAGGCTGAAGTAGCGGCTGGAAAGCCGATTAAGCAAAGCGTAGCTATCGCCTACAGCGTGAAGCGCGCCGCCAGCAAAGGCAAGAAATAATCTATGGCCGACCCCACAGGCATTGAAGCGGCAGGCAAAGTCGCCAACGTAGGATCGAACGCGCCTAAGACAACGCGCGACGATCACGATAAGATGGCTACCATGCGTAGCCGTCTTCAGATGGCGCAGGCTGCGTATTCAGACAGCCGTGAGGACGAACTAGACGATCTACGCTTTATGGCCGGCAGCCCTGACAACCAGTGGCAGTGGCCTGCTGACGTGTTGTCAACACGCGGCAGCGTGCAAGGACAGGCTATCCACGC